AAAAAAATAACAAAAACAAATAAAATGGAAAATTCAAAACAACAATTAATAGAAAGGTTACAAAAAGAACAAAACGAAAAGGCTTTAAAAATTGCTAATCGTAAATATATAGGCGAAGACAATAAAGGACGTAAAGTTTTTTTAGAAAGAAGCGAATACAACTTAGAAAAATTAGTATTAAAAGTTGAAAACGCTCCTAGCGGTTGGTATATTGATGATTTAGAAGGTACGGAATACGGAGACTCTAAAATAATAGCTCCAAATAATACTATTACCGTTTGTTACGACGGAGGTCAAAAATGGTATGGTACTATAAAGTTCTACGATCCAAATAGATTTTACGCCGCTTNNNNAGTATAAAAAAAAGGGGGCTAAAAACCCCCTAATTTTACCAAATAAAAACCCTATTAAGAATTTGTTCCTAAAGTAATAGTTACTGTACCATCTAAACCAGCGTAATCTACTACACTAAATGGGAAGTCAATATCTTTTGTATCCGAATCCATAAAGTTAGCAGGTGCAAGCTCAGATGCNGCCATCGTTAAAGTATATCCCGAGAGGTCTGCCATAGCTGCCCCAGTCGAAACAGTACCCCCGGTCACTTCCGCACCGTGCTCTAATCCCATCATAAAGACATTACCGTTATAGTCTTCCACCGCTACGTGAGGTCTACCATAAGCCAGTAATTTCAGCTCTTTATTATCTTCCTTCGTTAATTTTTTTAAAGTTAAAGTTAAGGTTTGTTCAACGAAAGTCGTTCCGTTTTCACGAGAAGAGGTAATAGCTTGTTCAAAGCTGCTATTTCCTTTTAATTCGTACTTAAACGCAGTTAAACTTCCTGAAGCCCCTGTCATATTTGTTATTTCGTCATTGGCTAAGGTTACCGTACCCAAATCACCAAAATCGACAAAATACACATTTTTTAATCCACCTACAACATCTTTGCAAGGTTCTTTTCTACCAAGTGTTAAATCACACGCCATCTGTATATTTTTTTATAAAAAAAAGGTGAGTAGGCACTTATTGGCTTACCCACCCTTTTAATTGATTAATTATCTATTACGAATATAGTACGATGTCGCTTCCAATCCCGTACTGAACTCCAGCCGTAAATCTCATTACGATTCTTACATTCTGGCTTCCATCAATATCCGCCATATCGATCACTTTTACTTCGTTATGATCCGATAGTAAACCGGTACCAAAGTAAAGGTTAGTTTTCTCTGCGGCAACCATCGTGTTATCCGCTAATCCGTTAGCTACTGCGAGTTTTACGCCATCAAACGAAAGTGTCCCTCCGGTATACCATTGAGTACCGTCCGAGTTAATACCCGCTGCTCCAACGTTAGTGGCAAAACCACCAAGCGCTCTTACATATGCTCTTGCTACGTTCTGCGATACATATATAAATAGGTCATCGCTTGTATAGAGTGAGCTACCAATCGCATCTACTACGAGTCCTAATTTTGCTATTACATTTGAAGAATCTACCGCAGCTCCTCCGCCTACGTCCGTAACGTCCGCGTCTGCTAATAAAAGCTCTTTAAAACCTCCGAACTGTCCAGCCGTTGCAGCTGCTCCGTTCCAAATTGATTGCTCCGTTCTTTGAGCTACTTTTTCCGATACGTGACCGATCAAGAAATCAGCAAAAGAAGTTGGTAAAGAGTCGAATGCGCTGAATCCCATAGAGATAGCATCCCAATCGTTTTGAAAATCTTTTTTACAAAGTTGTAAATTGACTTGTTGATTTGACGGTGTAATTATACGCTCAGTTAATGTCAACGTCGATGTTGGATCGAAGTCACACGTTGCATCTTTTACGATATCGTCAGAAGCTACTTTTTTAATAACTTCTTGAAATTTAATATTTGGTTTAACGGTAATTAATCCGTTATCCAAAGTTGAACCACTTAGAAGTGCTGCCGAGATGTATTGACCTGCGAACTCACCGCTGTATGTAGTTGTTAATGAATTTGTCGTTCCCATTGTATATTTTTTATTTATTAATTATTATGATTCACTTGCCCAAACGCCGTCTCCTCCTGTTAAATACCAGTCGGTTAACGCTACGGCTTTGATCGAACACCAATCGCCTTTATTAGCAGTTGCTTTTGTATTGATCCAATCTTTATTATCTACACCGCCCGATTGTACAGCCGCTACAGTTCCGTGAATCGCATCCGTTGCCGCCGGACTAAGCGTAATAATGTTATTACCGTCCGCTCCCGTATTACGGAAAGTAAATTCCATTCCTATATTTTCTGAAGAAATAGCTGGAAGCGTCATTACTTTAGCATCCGTTGCTATATTAAATTCAGTACCTGCTTTGTTTACAGGGATATCTTGAGTAGTAGTAAGAGTTTCTTGCTCCGTTCTAGCTCTTAATACGTCGTTACTTGTTGTTATTTTTGTTGACATTTAATTTAATTTTTAAAGTTTGATATTTTTTGCATTACTCTATCTAAAGTAGTATTGCCTCTTTTTTGAGAATAAAGATTCATCTTCTTTTCTGTTTCGTTCTCCGGGTTATGGTTAACCTTTTCTACTTCGGATAAATCTTCTTTTTGAGCGTATACGGTTTTTGTTGTAGTCTCTTCGGACTTAACACTTGTTTCTACGTCCTCGCTCATTTCTTCCTCTTTAGGAATAAGAATAGCTTTAATTTCTTCAACTACCTTTTTAACTTCTTCAAGTTCTTCCTTAGTAGCGTAACCCATTTCTTCTTTTTCGTCTTCCGCTTTTACTTCTTCCGCGTCTACTTCTTCGGTTGGCTCTTCTTCTTCAACGGCTCCAATAGAAGATATTATACCTTCTTCCTTAATAATTAAGGTCTCTCCGTCAATTAATTTATAATCTCCGATAGGTAATGGAACGCGCTCGTCTTCCGTTACTATAAAGATCTCGTTCCCCGGTTCGAAGCTTTCCGACTCTATAATAGTCCCGTTCTCAAGTTCGGCTTGTGCCAACTTTACTTCCTTTTCTTCGGATAATTCAACCCCAAGAATTTCTTTTACTTTATTTAGCATATCAGTTGATTTCATATATATATAATAAATTACTTTTTTGTTTGTTGTATTTTTAGTTAGCCGCTTGACAAAGACCGCAATTATTATACGCCGTTGCCGAAGTTATTTCAAAGTGTCCGTTATTTCTTGTTGAGGTTATAGTATAGCAATCCGAATGATTATTATGTACAAATTTTAAATAGTATATATCTCCTACGGTTAAATCTAAATCGTGCGTATGTATATGCTTCGTCCCTCCGCTACAACTAGTCACTTTATAATATCTTGTTGTAGTTGTCTTTACTATATTACCTATACCTTGAGCCTCTAGACTACCGTCGCAACATTCTCGAGAATAGGTTACTCCGTCTTTACAAAGACAAGCTCGTTTATCGTTTTGAGGACTTGGGTTGTAATCCATATTATTTTATTGGTACGCAATTAGGAACTTTTTTTCCGTTCTTCATTTTAAAGCCTATCATTTCGTAACCGTCGTAACAAGGTTTTTTTAAATCCTCTTCCATTAAATCGAGTTCTTTAAGTTTAGAACCCGCCCAACGTAAACCGGCTTTACCTCCCCAAAGTAAATAGGAAATAGTTCCGCAAGCTTTCGTATCGTTTTCGTCGTAATCTTCTCTAGCCCTACTTAGGTAACTAAACATTCTTTTTATAGTTTCCGTCGTTATAGGTTTTCCTTGAGCTAATTGCTGCGCTCTTACTTTACCTACTTGAGTTGCGCATTTGTTGTTTACTTTTTCGTTTAACTCAATACCTCTCTTAGCGTTATTTTTTACACCGCTAGGATAATCCGAGAAAGACTCTAATTTTTGTTCTTCTAAAAGTTCTTTTAATTCTTCGACTAGATATTCGTCTTCTATTTTAGATAAATCATCTTTAATAGGCTCGTTAGGTCTTGTTTCTAATTTTTCCGCAAAGTAGCCTTCTATACTAAATCCTTTTACGTCTCCGGCTTTGACTTGTTGCCAAACTTTATCATTATTTACTTTTACGGATATCATCCAAGTTCCAATAGGTACGTTAAGATCGTACATTCTACTTTTGTCTTGTTCGGATTCTACAATCCAAGATTCTACCGTCGTTAATCCCTTAAGCTCAAGTTGATGCTCTAGCGTTGAGTTATTTTGATTACCTCTAATAAAGAATAACTCGCTCGCTTTTCTAACGGTAGCTTGACTAAAGTAAATATAATACTCCGAATCTTTGGTTTGACGATATATAGGCTTGTTCGGAATTAACGCTGGACCAAGCAATATTCGTTTTTCTTTATCTACCTCCGCAAATTTAAACTCTTGATTTTTTAAAGCTATAAAATTTTCTTCTATTGCCGGGTTTTCTACTACGCTTACCGCTTCGACTCCCGAAACTTCGTCGTTTTCGTCTATAAATAATTCGACTATATCCATATTAATATAATATTTTTTAAGTTGTTTTGTTATATATTATCCTATCGAAGCTCCTTCGACTATATTTCTATCTAGAGATTGCGCCGTAGATACGTCAGAACTAACTACGAAGGCTTTTAAAGGCTTTTTATTGTCCTCTCCTATTGCTTGGGCTAATTGATTAGTATCCGAAGCTCCTACAACGTTAAAACTTGGAGCTTGAGGCGTTGATGTTGCGGCTCCTCCTCCGCTAGACGATGCGCTAGGTTTTTTAGAGCTTACAATACTTTTTATTGTTTTTAAAGCAAACGCTCCCGCAATACCTGCCTGTATAAAAGGATATGCCGGAAAAGCTACCGTTATTGGCGAAGCTTGTGCCGTAGTATAAGCGTTTTGTACTCCTTGTATTCCGGATATAGTAGCTTGTGCTAGCGCCGCCGCTTTACCTACCTTAGATCCCTCTCCCGCTAGTCCTATAATAGCGTTTAAGGTATTGTCTCTTTGCGCTGCGGCTAAATCTAACGCTGCCGCTTCCGCGTCTTCTTTCTCTTTTTCTGCAATAGCTTCAGCTTGGTCTGCTTTTTGTTTAGCATCGGCTTTCTCTTTTGCTATTCTATCGTTTCTCTCTTTGTCTTGAGAATCTTTTAAATCTTGAGCCGCTTTTATATCCGCCGCTTCTTTATCTCTTATTGCTTTTAACGCAGCTGCCTCCTCTGCCTTTGCGGCTATAATTTGACTTGTTACTTCTTTTTGTTTAGTAAGCTTTGCCGTTTCAAGATCTATTAATCTCGCCTTTAATTGTTCTTCCTCTAACAAGTCTTCTTTAGTAGAACCGGATAAGGTATTTTCTTCTCTTTTAGCTTCAAACCTTAAACGCGCCGCTTCTATTTCTTGGTTTGTAATCTTTTCTTCTATAGCTCCCGCTTCCTCGAGGAATCCAATTCTCTCTGCAACCGAAAACTTTTCTTTATTAACCGCCTTTTCTAAAAGCTCTGCTCTACTTCTATTTGCTTTTGCTCTAGAAACTAATAAAGCTCTCTCTGCTCTATCCGCCTCCGCGTATTGATCCGCTAGCTGTCCGGCTATTTCAATTTCTTTTTTAGTCTCTTCGTTAAAGTTTTTAATTCCGTCTACCGCGTCTCCGATTCCGTCTTTGAATCCTTGAAGCGCAGCGGCTGGATCGCTAAATATTTTAGTAAGGGATAGAATACCTTTTCCTAAGTTTGCTAGTATATCAATAACGTTACCGGTAACTACGCCGATTTGCATCATTATTTTAGAAAACTTATTTTGACCTTCCTCGGAATTAGTAAACGCCGCTCCTACCGCAGCAATAGCTAGAACTAAAGCTCCAATACCAGTCGCTATAATTGCAAACCTTAAAGACTTAAAACTTTTTACTACTCCTACAATAGTTGTAGTCAATCCTTTAAACTTACTTATAGCTCCTCCGGTTGCCGCGTCAAGTTGACCGCCCATAACGTTTGCTCCGTCGGATACGTTTTTAGTTTCCTTACTTACGTCTTCTAATGATTCTTTTAAGTCGTCTACGTTATCTATCGCGCTATCGGTTTTTACCTCGACGTCCATTACTATTTTTCCCATAATCCTCTTTTATATTGATTGAGTCCCTCTTTAATTGACTCCGGTAGTTTGTTTTTTCCTAAAGCTATATCTATAAATTCGCCTCTTGCGTTTTCTTCTTTAGCTATTTCTAATAAGTCTAAAATATTTTTAATCATATCTTTTTATTTAAGAAGTACTTTGTAAATCTGCAACCGTAAACGCCAATCCTAAAGAGCCTCCGGTAACTATACTTCCTGTAACCGTACCTCCCTTAATCATTACAATAGGGTAAGCGTTTAAATACATATGATATTTTACAAAAGCATTAGTTTTATTGCTAAAATTAAATACAGCGGAGAAATCTACTCCAAATCTATTTATTGCTTTAAATGTATGCGATACAGGATAATAAGTTCCCGCGCTTGGATTAGCGACACTAGATAACCATTCGACTATTTCTTTAATTGCGGATTCATTTGGTTGTATTACATTTCCTATTATAATACCATCTTGATCTTCGGCGCCATATAAAGTAAAGTTGCCTTTAGATAAGTTATGTTGCGGAGAGCCTGCGCTCATATAACCCGCCGTACCAACAATACCATAAAGGTTTTCTCCGCTTGCGTTGTTATATTGATTAACAGTAGCCGGTACGGTAGCCGCGGTTACAATACTACTTATCGCATCTGCTTTATCGTTTTGTACGTCGGTATTAGTTCTCGCGTAGAATCTATAATAAAGTATCGCAGGATGCGTTAAACCTGCTTTCTTATAAGTACTATCTACCGATAAATTGTTATCTAATAAAACTTTAACAACCGCTAACGTAGGAGTAAACGGTACCGTAGTTATATCCCCGAATGCTTTTAAGGTATCAACGTTATCCGTAGAACTTAAGTTAGTTAAAGACGTAGAATATAAATATCCGTATTCGTCGAGCTTTTGCGTATTAC